TTTTCAGATAGTTCCACAGTGGAATCTTCATCATCGTCATACTCAACTCCATCCCTCAAAACCTCATCCCACTCTTCCTCATATCGGCTCTTGTAGAAACTAATCATCTTATAAAAACGATCATTTTCATCCCAAGTTGCAAGCATCGGTAATGCGTACTTCCACAGAACCAAATAAGCCGCAGCCTTGGTGAACTGAGATTCAGTCAATAGGTTAGGTTTAAGCTCGCCCGACAAGACCTTATTAGGCCACCAATCTCTGCGTAATCTACGCTCAATATCGGCTTTACCTTTGGCGTGTTCGTTAGCAAAACTGCTAATGCCAAGGGTTAATATGTCGGGGAGAATGGCTGACAAATCACTGTCAGCACTCATAGCCATAGCTAATACCTACAGCGCAGCATCGGCAGTTAATTTAACGCCATTCAAGTCAACTAACTCACCAACGCCATAACAGGCTGTGGCGTTCAACTCAAATCCACGGATAGACGCGTCACGCTGCGGCTCGATCTTCACATCCCAGCATACGGCTAGACCTAAAGCGGAAGGTACGAACACTGCGCCAATCGCATCGTCTGAACTATCGACTGCAATGTTTGAAGATTCATAGACGTTGATGCCAGCTAACTGACCGACATAGCCAGTACGCATGGCTTCGTTCTGCAAGTCACCGCCATTCGGGTTAGCAAAGGTGTTAGTCATGTTCGCTTTCAATGCATAGGCTTGGAAAGGATGGATAATGGCAGACGCTTGACCGCTTGCGCCATTGGCACTCAATGTAGCAGCCGCTTTAAAGAAGTCAGCGACAGTTAACTCACCGCCTGCTGAACCAAAGCCTTGAGAGAAGCCAGTGAACAATGCGATTAGGTCTTGATCCATTTTTTTGGCAACGGCTTCACCTAGAACTCGGCCTAAGTCGCCAGCTACATCACCTGTGGCAGCTTGTGCGGCAAGGTCAGTTAGTACCGCTTGAACACCAACCTCTGCAACAGTAATTGTCTTTGAGCTAGTGCTAACGGCTGTGGATGAAAGATCAGTTCCCTCGGTTAATCCTGCGGCTGCTACTTCTGGGTAAATGGGTACTTGAACAGTCTTTCCAGACTGACCAGAAATGTCATAGATAGAAACGAAATTGCGAACAAGAGAACGCTGTTGAGCCGTGAAAATGGCTTCTTGGATAATATTAGCAAAGAGATCGTCAAGTGTTGCTGTAGTTGATGCTGCCATGGGAAGTGCCTCACGTTATTTAAAAACAAACGCAAGGCAACTTAAACAGAAAACCTTACGAAATGGGTTTGATGTAACCGCCAACATTATTGCCGCGACCAATCATTTTTCTATGTTCAGCGTATTCATTGCTGGACATATCACCCACAGATTTAGGCTTCTGTGTATTGCCACCAACATTCCCACTAGAGCCAGTGCCACCAGAAGAGGCTTTGACAAAATGCGGGTTAGTTGTAAGGAATTCATTAACTAACTGCTTAACTGTTAATGGTTCACCACTGTCACCATATAGCGTTGTGCCATCGTTATCCAGCACTTCTGCCCTTCCTTCACTGTTTAATCTCACTTTGCCTTTTAATAGCTCAGTGACTTGCGTAGGTGCGATTGCGCTGCCCGATTCTGCCGCCCGTAATAAAGCCCCATCAACCTCGTTATTAGTGACTAATTTACTTAGCCTCGCTATTTCCGCGTCTTTCTTTTCGGCTTGTAGCTTGATGACTTTTTCAAACTCACCTTTAGCTTTTGCTTGCTCTTCTTCTGCATTGGCTTGTTGCTCCTGCCACTTTTGAAATTGGTCTACATCGACCCCATCGTATTTCTTCTCAAACTTCCTGCGCTCACGGCCCACACGATCTGCGACAATCTTGTCTACTTCGGCCTGAGTTAAGGTCTTTTCTGGTTCATTTGAACTAGATGTTGGTTCAATTACTTCTGCTGCTTCACTCATAAAATACTCCCCTGTTTAAAATCCATAGGCACTCCATCTGAAATGCAATCCTCAACTAATTCAAGCCACTCTAAGCTGTCCCAATGTATCGGGGCTTCAAGTGTTGGCGGGTGTTCACCGAATAAATCAGTGTAGTCATTTACCGCCTCGTTATATCTTGCCGCCATTTCTGGATCATCTAAATCAATATCAGTCATCAAAAGTCGCTCTAAAATGGTGCTGGCAGCGATAGCCACCGCGCACGATGAATGGGTTTCCTGCTGACTTTCCAGCCCAAGACTCATTAGCCCAAATGTCATTAATCTGTTCAGTGGTAAAAACTTGGTCTTTGTATTTCTGACAAAACTCTCGGCTATCCTCAACCAGTGCGCCAAAGTAAACCCACTTATCTGCGCCTAATTCCTTTGCCACTGAGAAGTTGATATTTGCGCTAAACTGCATCAACGAATCATGCGAATATACGCCAACATATTTTTTTAAGTTGTTGCCTGCGCGATCAGAAGCGTACTCTCTTTGAAGTCTGCTTATTGCTTGATCAACTGCCTCGGCCTTGGCAGGATCGTCTTTGTTATCCCTCACAAACTCAACAAGGTCATTGATCTCATCTGAATTGGCGCGAATATAAACCCCATTAATCGAGTGCCTAATACGCTGAACCAGATCAGTTGAAGCCTCACCGACTAGAGTCGATTGATAAACAAACTTCGCCATTGTGTCTAAATGTGCGTTGGCAATGTCCTCAAATCCACTGAACGTGAGCCGCTTTAATTCAGCAATCACCGAAGCCTGACCTGTCGGTAATATGCCGCCCACTAGCTGTGATTGATATTGACTAGCCACCCCTGCGACCACCTCATCCAGTGAATCAACTATGTCGTTATAAGGCACAAGTAGCTCGGCCTCGATTGCCTCACGCAAACCCCTGCGTATATCAATAGCGGCTGATAGGTCATTAAGTGCGCCTGCTTGGGTAGGTAGTCCATCAATCAACTTAGCCACCTCAAGCTCAAGACTCATCAAAGCCTCATCAATAAGCCTCCCATGTGACTGAGCTAGGGCTGTCAGATTGTTAGCGTGAGCTTTAGCTGCTTGACTCATTCGCCACCTGACTGTGAAGGTTGAACGATCTCAATAGGCGCATCACCGCCTGCCACAGCTTCCAAACCAAGATCACCACGAACCTCATTTTTAGTTACTACGCCTGAGTCGATGTGGTACTTGTAGATTTGAGCATCTTCAAACTCGCCCATAGTCCTAGCTTCATCAATTTCAATAGTGGCTTGAGCTAAATCTTGATCGGTTAATACAAGCTCTGCAATGGCCTTGTCAACGCCTTTCTTGAAGGTTGGACTGTTAACGCCAGAAGCCTTGGCGCGTTGTAAAAACTCAAGCTCAGTTCCGTAATCGCGCAGATCAAACGTATCAGGGTAATCAATCGTGATCTCTGACGTAACGCCTTGCCACATAGCAAACAAATGCCACAATTGTTCCTCTGCTAATTCTAATAGATCAGCCTTTTCAGACAGTTTGGCGTTAAGTAATTGGAACTCGGTTTGTAGCGCAACGCCTGACTTAGTTTGAGCATCTGTGGCCCTCACTGCGCCCATGTGAGTCATTCGGTTAATAGATTCAACCTTGTCTGTAATGCTGGCTCTAATTGCATCCAAGTTGCCGCCACTGGGTTGGAGTAAATAGGGCTGAATAGAATCGGTATCTGAGACTTCAATCACGCTGCCTGCGCCTGCCCCTGCATCTGTGTCAACCGACTTCACTAAGCTAGGATGGTTGCTGATACGGATTAACTGCTCGATCTCCGATAGCTCGTTATAGATTGCCCTTTGCATATACGCCACATCGGTTATATCAGAGTGACCGATCCCGCGAATAGGTGAGCGATTGCCATACAAGCAAACGGCTGGAATCACGCCTAATGGGTTATCCATAGTCTCAACCAGCTTGGCCTCATCACCAATCACCTCATAGCCTTTGATGGTGTCCTTTTCCCAAATGCGATAGAAAGCATCCTCATCTTCTACCCACTCGCGCACCTTGAGCATGGTTAACTCATAACGCCCATTTAAGGCTCTTTCATAATTCCAATCTAAGATATTTTCTGGCGTGATCAAAGTCAGATAAGGTCTAACCTCTTGGGCCAATTCATCGGCTCTTGTGTTAGCAATGACGGCAGGCTTATCCATAATCAACCACACATGACCATAAACGCCTGACCACATCTGGGCCTCACTCATGAACGAGTTAAGGCTGCGACCATCCATATCAGCATCTTTAAGAAATGAATTAAGGGCTTGATCTTCTGCTAAGTTGCCGAAGTTGCGAGTGGGAGGTAAACGCCAGATAAACGATGAGTAAATATTGATTACATTCTTGCAGTGGTTATCCAGTGGCGTAAGGTCAATCCGCTTTTGATATTCATGCTTATCTTCTAGTATATACTTGAGTAGGTAATTACCATCTCTGTAGTCATTGCCACCCATGTAGGAACGCAAAAAGAACTCCCACTTTGGGGCGTTCAAATTATATACGTCATGCGTTTTTGTAATGCTTTCCATTATGTCCACCTAGTTGGCTGTCTTTGTGCGATTTCTTTACGCACTGGAAATAGATAATCCACACAATAACCAAGAGCGTCATTCATGTGATCGAACCCCGAATCTTTATCAGGCTGAGAAGTTCCTTCTTTGTAAGTGTGCCTCTCTAAGCCTCTAATAACGTGTTTGCATTTTGGATCAACGATTAAATGTCGATCACCTGATTTTGTTTTCAGCCTGCTATTGACTGCGTTAATTCTGTCCCTGATTGGCGTATGTGCTGGCCTGACTTTGACTGTAAAGCCTGCGTTTTCTAGGATGGATAAATCAGTCTTGCCGCCTGCGCTTGTCTTGCGTTGCCTAGCTGCTGGATCAGGGTAAATAGTAATCGGTCTATTCGGGTATCTGTGGTGAATCTCATCTGCCATTTCATCTGTATTTGATCCATGTATGACAATCTCATCTATTGCATAAAGGTCATTCTTATCTCTAATAAACACCACGGCTGACATTGGGTTGATGTTAAAGTCCACTCCTATGTGAAGCGGCATGAGCGAGTGCGCTTCTGATTTCTTGACTGATTTCTCGCGCTCAAAGTTGTAATAAATAATGCCTGAGTAGTTAACAAACTGGGCCAGATATTCTTGATTAAAAGTGCGCTCATCTAAATCACGCTTTGCCGATTCAATCTCTTTTTCTGGGACGTTACCCCCATCCAAAGTGGTGAACTGATAACTAGTCCATTCCTCACGCCCATCTACCCCATCAGTCCAAAGGTCATAGAAGTGATTGCGTCCTTTGGGTGATCCAATGAATAAAGCAGAACCGCCTTTGTCAGATAGTGTGGGCCTTAATACCTCAGTCCATGCGGTATTTTTCATATCAGCAAACTCATCAAGCACAATGAAGTTAAGACCAACACCTCGCAATGAGTCTGGATTGTCAGCCCCCTTCAAGGAGATCATAGAGCCATTAAGCAGCCTTATTGATAACTCACTCTCGTTACGTTTGTCGATGTACTCCAAAGGCAAGAACTCTTTTAGTAATTCCCAAGCAATCTGCTTTGCGGCTTTATATGTCGGGGCCACATACCAACAGTGTCGCTTGTTATCTATCAAGGCTTGGCGCACTAACTCAACAATAGCCAAATGAGTCTTTCCAAAGCGTCTGCCTGCGACCATGACTCTGAAACGGGTATCATCACGAAATACTTCGCTTTGTGGTTTACTCAGCCGCATACAACTCAATTTCAATCGGGGGAAGCTGAGTGATTGCTGTTTCTAGCTTATCCGTCTGGCCTAGCCAGTTCTTACCCAACCAAACCAACATCGTAGGATTACCATCCATAGCGGTAGTATATTGGGTGCGCCTCAAGCTCATCTTGCCATTACTGGCCTTTTGCTTGAAATAGTCCGAAAAAGAGAGATGTTTTTCACGTTTACAAGCAGTTGCCAAGGTGTCGTAATCACAGCCCAACACGCCCGCAATCTCTTCACCTGTACACTGAATAGCACACAACTCATCCACTTGATCCCAATTCACATCAAATAGCGGTCTACCTGTCATAATTTCCCCAATAAAATTGATAAATCTGCCACAACAATTCCCTTCTTAATCATCTCGGGTGTACAGCGATAAACACGCCACCCATTCATCAATGCTGCGTTGTATTTTTCACAGTCATTAGTGAAGCCAGAACCCCTTGTATGCCTACCTCCCGACCATACCCCACCCTCGACTTCTATAGCCAACTTTTGAGCAGGATATGCAAAGTCAAACCGCCATTTCCTTGTTGGATGGAAACGATGCTCACGCACTGGCTCTGGCAGCTTAACGGCCCGTATCTGCAAGGATAAATATTCCTCTGCTTTGCTAACGCCCAATGATCTGCCCCCTTAGTGATTTAACATCATCAATGGTTTGATCTAAGAGTGTTCTTTCTGTTCCCCATGCGGCCTCCCACTCTTCCTGACCAGCGTGAATGGCGATACCATAACCGCCTGTTCTATGATGTGCTGGGCATAGCGGAATCACTTCATAATGGCTTGCGCGTTGGCTCATGCCTTGCCCGTTTCTAATATGATGAATTTCGGCTGGGCTTTCTCCCCATTCACAATTCCTGCAAACAACACACCCCATGCTTGCCACATCACCAAGATACAAACGCTCTGCCTTTTTCATTCTTTCTTCTCAAAATATTTGGGAAAATCTGTAAATTTATAACGCAGTAGATCAAGGGCCATTGCAGTGTCCCATCCCTTGTTTATTTCTGCGAGTTCATACATGGCTCCGCTATCGTGTCGGCAGCTTTGTCGAATCTCTGTGAGGCTTGTAATGCCTTTCAACCGCTTCATATTCCAACTGCGACAGGTGACATTCTTAACACCCGTTGCTTTCTCAATGTCAACGTAGCTTCTACCAGCAATTAGCATTTTGATTGCCTTTGCTTTTGTAGATTCTTTTATCAAGCGGCTTCTTTGTATTCTGAATATAATTGCAGGCTTGGCTCACTCCATTTAACCTGTCTCTCACTGCCAAAGTGATACATATACTCAATACACTCACTCATCTGCTCGACACTTAACTCCGTAGATGAAACGCCAATCATTATGACGTTACCTTCTGGCGTTATTGCTGGCTTTTGACCTTTAATGATGCCGCAAAAGAACTCCCGCCAGCTTTTATCATTGGTTAAATTCATCCATTCTACTTGGGTTCTAATATCCCTTATCATTGGTTGAAGTTTGCGGTTCTGAGGATCAGTTCTTTTGGTTCGCCTTAACACTACTTCAACTGGGCCTTTAAAAAGACCTTTGTTGATCATGGCGCATATCTGCGAAATCATGTCAGACACGTTTTTGTTATCCACTTTGAAAATGACTTCACTCATATCGCTTTTGCCCATTCACTCATTGGTAATTTAGCCAATCTCATGCTTAATCGAATGTCCCAAGCGCAAGGCTTTTCATCAATCGGCCTATCCTTCGATTGCTTGTCAAAAATCATTAGGTAATCAGTCAATGGATACTGCAATTTATTACAATAACGAATCGCTTTTATATGCCCACTACTGATTTTAAGCTGGGCAGATATTGCCCACGTTGGCTTACCACTGTAATGGAGTCTGATCACCTCTTTACATTCATCAAGTGTTAACGCAGTCATACAGCCACCTTCAATAATCTACGAGCTTTTGAGTGGCTTGTATCATTGCCAGATTCCATAATTTGATTTATGTCGAGCAGTTCACGCACTCGGCCTGTAACGCGATTAATTTCCCATCCAAGCGTTGCGCCAATGTCTTGTCTAGTAATCGGGCCATGATTTTTAATAACCCTTAAAACCTCAATCCTAGCCGCGCCTGTAAGGGGTGCGATTGATTCCATAGCTGCCCTGCTGTTTTCATGAATCATCTCGATTGCTCCTTTTATTATTTGCTTTTTTGACTGCTTTACTAATCATCTCTTTGTACATCGTTGGCATACCGCCAGATTCGCCATGTGAGCAATCTTTTATAGTATTGCCTGCTGATAGGTATGCTTCTAGCTTCGCCTCTGAGAACGGGCTTACGGCCCTAGCAGGGGCTAGGTAATCTTTCATAAGAAATCCAAATCCAAGGCGACACTCATGTACCCTTTTGTCATGTTCCAACGCCTATGCTCATTTAATAAAAGACGTTCTGTTTTCAAACTGCGCTGCTTTTCAAATGGCGTTTGATGCCCAAGCTCTCGATGGTGACGTAATAGTTTTACTTCGTTATCAATGGCTGTCTTTCTATTCTTTTCACTTAACCGCCTAGAGCCTGCCAAAATGCTCGAAACAACGGCTTTCTCTAAAACTTGGGTCTTAACGCTTTGTTCACCTATGATCATTTAAAAAGTCCTTTTAATGCTTCTGCTTGTTGTGTTCCGTATTCGCGTTCTGATTCGCTTAATTGTTTCGTAATCATCAAGGGTGCTGATCTTGCTTGTATCGCTTGCATAGATGCTGTTACATCTGCTGATTTGCGAGTATGACCAATAAAAGTAGCGTAATCAGGCGGGTAGCTTGTCTCTTTATTTTGTGCCGCAACAGCCTTGGCCTCTTCAATATTGTCAAAACCTCTCCCAAATTCAGATAGACTTAAATGCTCTAGCTTCCTACACCAAGTGACAAACTTCGGGTTATCCATCGTTGCTAGCTGGTTTATGCTTATCCATAAATTAGGCCATAGAACATCCATTCTTACCCACAGTTCAGCCATTATCCGCACATGACTAGCCATGAATGGCGACTGTTTCTTTTGCTGCTTTGAGCTGTTGTTCATAACTTGAAGTGCGAGCTGATTGCTGTTTGCCATAGCCATTGGAATAATCTCCATTTGTTTTATTTTTTTTATTTGATAATAAATAAAGTTTCTGAAATTGCTTTCTTAGACTTGAAGCAGATAAACAATTGTCCTGCCAAAATGGATCGTTTCTAGCGAAAGTCCAAACCTTTGCAATCGTGTCGTAATCACGCTTATCAATTTCACGAATCTTTCGTATCGTGTCTGCCCATTGTTTTAAGTTTGGCTTCTTAAATATGGGGTCTTGAAATAGCAATGACTGATACATACGCTCAACAAAATCTAAGTCTTTATCATCGAACTTCAGCTTTGCTGACGTTTTAGTTTTTATATCTGGTTTTTTATATGGTTTTTTATATGGTATAGGTTGCTCAGATTTGGGAAATGCATTGCTCATATTTGGGAAATCCATTTCGCATTTCTGGGAAATGAGTATTGGTGCGGCTTTGGAGCTAAATTCTGGCATTGAATACCATTTAGTTCGATCATATCCAGCCTTGTTATGGTTGCCAGTGATGAGTGCGCCAGCCAACTCTAATTCTTTTAGAAGTCTGCTTATTTTCTTTGCATTTAGGTAAGGCCAGATTTCAGCCAAGGCCGAAGCAGAGTTAAACGTCCAGAAATGATCATCAATATTATTGTGATTGTTGGCTTTATTTTTAGTTAGCCAAAAGCGGAAGTTATTCAGCATCACAGCTTTTTCAACTCCGTATATAACCGCTTCTTCTACGTCAAAATGATGATCCATATATGACCTATATAATCTATTTATTCTATTTCTTGATTCGGTAAAAGGTCTTGGAATAACCTAATTTCAGCAAAACGCTTTTTACGAATTTCAAGAAAGGTGACTCTAATGTACGCAGACATTTCAAGGCCCATAAGCTCAGAATCACGTTTAGCAAATAGGTATAGATCATCATCGAAAGTGCTGGTAACAGTGTTTGATAATTTATCGCTCATGCAGTCGTCCTTAACTGTCCAATTGGAACTTTTTGATAGTGAGCCGAGTCATACTCAAGTTCACCAGAAGTTAACAGATGAAGCTCAGTTGCCCTGCCCTTTGGAATTACATCACCCCATTGGGAAACGGCGGCTTGCTTAATGTTTAATTCAAATGCCAATCGGGTTTGTGATCCGAAGTATTTAATGGCTGTTTCTCTTAGCAATGTGATACTCCATGTCATAATCAGAAATCTTATAATAATTCATCTTAAACTTGATGTAAACCCACTATAAGATAACTTATAGTAATTAATCAGTTTTAGGCAAATAGAGGTATAGATGGAAAGCATAGGTAGCAGAATCAAAGCAGCACGAAAAGCTAAGAGAATGACGCAAAAAGAATTGTCTGATTCGGCAGATGTAAGCGCGACCTCAATCGTTTATTGGGAGCGTGATGAAATAGAACCTAAGAGTAAAAACTTGGCTTCCTTGGCGAGAGCTTTGGAATGTGCACCAGACTATTTAATGTATGGTGCGACTTTTGGTGAGGAAGTTTCTATCCCACAATTTCACTCAAGAGTCCCTTTAATAAAGTGGGATAATGCAGGAGAAGTGCCAATGCAGGGAGATGCTGACTGGATATATTGTCCAGTTCAATGCGGCAAAAACACCTTTGCGTTAACAGTTCAAAGTGACTCAATGGTGTCTACGAGCACAAGCTCAAAGAGTTATCCATTAGGAACTGTGATCTTTATTGATCCAGATGTTAAGGCTGTCAATGGTGCAAAGGTAATTGCTAAAAAATCAAAAACAAAGGAGGCAACATTTAAGCAGTACATCATAGATGGTGGTGAAAGCTATCTAAAGCCATTGAACCCACAATACCCCACTTTACTGGTTGATCAAGACACAGTTATTGTTGGCAGTATTATTGGTTCTTTTCAACCAGAGTAATAAAATGTTAGTTTCAAACTTACCTAATAACAGATCAAAAAAGCTTGCATGGATGAGTCAAGATTGGCCTTGGTGGTTAATTCACACTGACCTGTTTTTTGATTGCTATCCTGTTGTTGCTATTGATCAACCCATATTTAAAAATATGGCAACAAATTTCGGAAACAATAAAAACGAGCAGTGCCAGCAAGGGCCGCCAAACAGCTAATCAAAATACTTAGATAATAGTCTCCTTTTTGGAGATTTTTTTTGTCTTAAATTCCTTGAAATCATTTAACTGATTATTTTTATGTAATTATTTGCATTAATACATAAGATAGCTTATTATGTTTATGTAATAACACATCAAGGAACAGCAAATGAACTCATTAACCCACTGCCATGTAACTGCACAAATCAACGCATACACAGATGATTATGACTTACCGAATGATGGTGTCTTTGACGAGTTTTCGCCACTTGCTGACATTTATAAAAAATTAATGATGGATCGTGAAGTGACATTCCAAGCTGGCTGGAATCCTGAGCCAACCACCTACACAGCGTTTGACATATTGCTTGATCGAGTTAATGAAAACGCCAGCGTAACAGACCAAGCCGCAAGCATATTTGCAGCCGCATTATTTAATGAGAATAAAGGCCAAGCAGCAACAGACCTAGCCCAAGATTGTGACTTTATGCAGTGGGTTTATGACTTCTTTGATTATTTACAGAATGAAAAGCCTGCGCCATTTGGGAAGCTGAATTTAGATTTTTTGAGCATACGAGGTGATGCATGAACATTTCAAGATATACGCTGTTGATAAATGGGCTAGGAATATTGATATGGGCAATTGTAACAGTCTGGTGGACGCTAGGAATGACAGCGTGAGCCGCGCATCAATGAATGTCTGGCTGTTTGTTTTAATAATAATAATGACGGGGATAGAAATATGAATGTTGATATTTATTTAGAGGCGTTAAGTGACTTTCACAAATTGTGGATATATCAAAACCCATATTGTGAAAAGTTAAATTTTGAAAAGCATTTAGCCTACAAGGAAGCAGCTTTAAAAATAGTAGATGAAATAAAAAGAGGTGACTCATGAACACTTTAGATATGTTGAAGGTTCCGTTTTTGCCAAGGGATATAGAGTGGCGCGTGTGTCGATCTGGCGTTTCTAAAGCTGGTGCGCCTTGGGTAATGGCTTTGGCTTACATCGACAATAGGGCAATCATGGATCGGCTAGATAACACTGTCGGCCCACAAAACTGGCGAAATGAGTACACCCAAGCCCCATGTGGTGGAATCTTATGTGGCCTGTCAATAAAGATAGGTGGTGAATGGATTACCAAGTGGGATGGTGCAGATAATACAGATGTTGAAGCCATAAAAGGTGGCCTGAGTGGTTCGATGAAAAGAGCCGCAGTTCAGTGGGGTGTCGGAAGGTATCTTTATGGATTGACTGAAAACTTTGCAACAGTTATCCAAGGCAAGCAAGAAGGTAGCCACTCATCAAAAGTTAAAGGTGTTGATGGTTACGTCAACTGGCTTGCTCCTACACTGCCAGATTGGGCGCAACCAAGTAAGCAGCGCATCAACAAAGAACAAATGCAATCGACTCTAATGGCCTTGCTTGAAGCCATAACCAACCAAGACTCATCATTAGCAATAGAAGTGATGGGTGAGCTAACTGAAAAAGAGCAGATATACCTTTGGAACATGACAAGCAGCAATCAAAAAGCAGCAATTCATTCATTAACTTATCAAGAAGAGGCAGCGTAATGTTAGCTAAATTAGTACGACTAGGAAGAGATGCAGAAGTCCGTTATACAGCAAAGGGAGACCCAGTGGCCTCTCTAGCTATGGTTTATGACATAGGATTTGGAGATAACAAAAGGGGTCAGTGGATAGACGGGACGCTCTGGGGCAAACGTGCTGAGAGTCTAGGCCCATATCTGACTAAAGGCACTCAGGTTGTGCTATATGCCGATGATGTAGAGCTTGAGCAATTTATGAAAAAAGACGGGACGCAAGGTGCAAAGTTAAAATGCAGAGTCAGTGATTTAAGTTTAATTTCTGGCGGCCCATCAATTCGATCAGGCCACCCACACGAAAGGGAAAAGGCTCAGAATGTGCAGCAAGCCAAAGCAGCGGTTATGGCTGGGATGGATAAAGGCCCAGATAACTTTGACGATGATATTCCATTTTAGAGGTAACTTATGAGCGCAAAAGATAAGCCAGTTTCAAGACCATCTAACGACAAGTTTAATCAAAATTTTGACAGGATTTTTGGCAAGAAAGACGATGAAATTAAGTTCAAGGATTCTACTGCACTCGGCTTGTCTCCCTCAACCTCTGTTGAATGGTGGGATTGTCGCAAACCAGAATTAGTGGAAAAGATTAGGAATTAGTCTATGCTAGATCGAGTTTTAATAAGAAAGTTCTGTGAGCTATCTGGCTATGGCTATGATGGTATTTATAAAAAATGTCAAAATGGCGTGTTTAATGAAGGAAAAGAATTCTTTCGCGCACCAGATGGACGCTATTTAATCAGCATATCGGGGTTTGAGAAATGGTCAGAAAGTACGAAGGTGTCGAGTCCCGTTACTCGACCACAATCGAGGTTACGTTCCAGTATCAGGGGCAACGCTGCCGCGAACCAATCAAGCTCAAGCCTACGCCCTCTAACCTAAAGAAAGTATCGAACCATCGAGCAGCTATCCTTCATGAGATAGCTATCGGCACATTCGACTACGCCACTGTTTTTCCTGAGTCAAAAAACCTTCATAAGTTTGCAGACATAATTAAAGATATAACCATTGAAGAAACATTAAAGAAATGGTTTCGAGCCATATCTGATCAAAAAAAATCATCGACAATAGTTGGCTATCGAAAAATAGTGTTCAACCAACTAATCCCCCAGTTTGGTCACATTTCTGTCTATGATTTTCGCGCTTATCATTTTCGTGATTGGATTATCACTCAAAAACAAATGAGCAATAAAAGAATAAAAAATGTCGTGTCACCTTTTAGACGCGCCCTTGCCCTTGCTGTCAATGACGAAGTGATTGAGAAAAACTTTTTAACAGGTTTTTTATACGAACGCGCAGAAACTTACGCTCAGATAAAAGCAAAAGCCAAGAAGTTAGACCCGTTTAATATGGAAGAAATGAGACTGATTTATAAAACTGCCGTTGGACAAGTGCGTAATTTATTTTGGTTTGCGTTTTGGACAGGCATGAGAACCAGCGAATTATGTGCGCTGCTGTGGGAGGATATTGACTTCATCAACGGCACGATCAATGTTGATAAAGGATTAACTCAATTTGCTGACGAAGCCGAACCGCCAAAAACTGAGGCAGGGGAAAGAATAATCAAAATGCTGCCTCAAGCCAGAAAAGCGTTAATGGCACAAAAAGAACACACTTTTCTAGCTGGTAAAGAAGTCTTTATCGACCCACTACATGGCAAGCCTTGGACGGGTGACTCGCCTATACGGAAAAGATGGAAGACTATTTTAAAACATGCAGGGGTTCGTTATCGTAGGCCGTACCAAACGAGACACACCTACGCATCCATGATGCTTACGGCTGGCGAAAAACTAGGCTGGTATTCTCGCCAACTAGGTCACAAGAATGTAGGCATCACCACCACAATCTACGCCAAATGGATAGAGACAGAAGATAATAACGGGGGCAGCTTGATTGATGCTAAATTTGGTGACGCGGGTTCGATTCCCAAAGGAGGAACTGAACCCAAAAAGTTGATTAAAAAGTGATCAAATATGGGCTTAAATTGGTACATATGCCACTTTCCTGCCACTGTCGATCTGTAAGTCATTGATTCATATATCATAGACGGGGGTTCGACTCCCCCCATCTCCACCAAATAGCAGTATAAAAAGGCAGCGTTTTCAATTACTTGGAGCGTTGCCTTTTTTTTAAGTGGCACTTTAATTGCCTACATTTGCCACCTTTTGTCTCTGCCCTGCCACTTTTTGTGCCACTTTTCTTGCTCATTTTTATAATCATTTTAATTGTTCGGGTTTAAACCGATAAATAATATCCAAATTTATTTTATTTATTTTTGCATTTACTATTGCTATCTTAGTGTTTTGTAGTACAATACATATAAGTTAAGTAAATAAACAAGAGGTAATTAATTATGTGGCAAACTCAATTATTGACAAAACAAGAAAAAGAAAAAGAAGCTAAATTAAACAAAGAAAAAAAATACGATGAAGATGTGGCTAAGTGGTTACAAAGCCGCCCAGAAGTTGGGTCTTTAAATAGCGGTAAATTTTACATACACGCTGGCCCTGATCGTGTTTACACAGAAATAGAAGTGTTTTCATAACTAATAACGGGGCTTCGGCCCCTTGGAGCATCACATGACTAATTACCAATTAAGCAAAAAACTTCATTTAAAATTAAGTAGCTTAGAATGGGAAGAGCGCGAACTTAGCCCTTTTGATGCCAGCTTTCTTAAAGATTCAAAAGTTATCACGGATAAAATAGCATCAACTTGGGAAGCTATTGAAAACATTCCTTGGACGGAAGATGAAATCAACGCTGCCGAAGCACGTTACGACAAT